GTTTGATGCAACCAAGAGGATTTTATGCACCTGTTCCTCAACCAGAGGATTATGATGATGAAGGAGTACAATTCTTAAGGGATCTTGATCCTGATGATTATGTCATTTGGGAAACAATTAGTCAGGAAACTTACTAAACCTGTATATATAATACAGTATTTGAAGTGTAAGAAATATCTTACATACACAGACACAAATACAGACTCAAACTACAATTAAAAACCATGGCTCGTAATCCCTACGAACTCCGTATGGAGTGCCTTACAATGGCAGAAAACAGACTTCAGAATCGTTTTTCTGAAGCACAAAGAAGATATGAATATCTTGCTGATGCTGGTGTAGAACAGGATCCTCAGGACTATCCTGTCTTCCCAACTGATGAAGAGATTGATGCTTTAGCAGACAAGTTAGTTGCTAAAATGTCTGGAGAATAATATTATGTCTCGTATAGTTCCAGTAATGCCTCCTCTATTAGAAGGTGAAATAATAAAAGATTTTAATGCTAAAAATTGTGATCACTCTTTTAATGGTGGGGCATGTGAAAAAGCAGTAGAGATGTATCTACTAAGAAACAAAATTAACTATTCCATACCTCATATAGATCAAGGAATTGATCTTGTAGTTGAGGAAAAAGGATTAGAGAGAGCACAAGTAAAAAAAGTTGTATATAAACATAGTCTTGACTACGGAATGAAAAAGCGTGGTATAATAAAGCATAGAGCAATCTTTGACTTTAGATTCCAAACTTCTGGTAATAACTCTCCTCCTCGTACAAAAGAAAACACTGATGTTTTCTATCATGTTTTAATGACATGTTGGAGGACTCTCATCTTTAAAGTTCCAACCATAGGATTAACAACGAATCCTGATGGTGCATTTGCAAAGATGAAAAATCCATGTCTTGATAGAGCTTCTATACAACGAAGAAGACAAGAAGGAACTGATATTAGATCATGTTTAGTATCAGCAGAGTATAGTAAGCAAGTCTATCAACATTATCCAGAATTTTTTATCCATAGACCTACTTTATTTGAACTGTAGCATGAAGCAATTGAAAACTCCCCTTCGTTATCCTGGCGGAAAGTCTAGAGCAGTTAAGAAATTATTTGGTTATTATCCTTGTAATAAAACTGAGTACAAAGAATTTCGCGAACCATTTCTAGGAGGTGGTTCGTTTGCTTTAGAATGGACTAAAAGATTTCCTGATACTAAAGTATGGGTCAATGACTTATACGAACCATTAGCAAACTTTTGGATGGAGTTACAGCATGATGGTGAGGCATTGCAGAATTCAGTTTGGAAAATAAAGAACTTGCATCCAGATAGAGAAACTGCTAGAGAATTATTTGAACAAGCAAAAGAAGATATAAACAATAAGGGATTAACTAATAGGGAAAGAGCAGCAGCATTTTATGTTACCAATAAGTGTAGTTTTTCTGGTCTTACTGAGTCGAGTTCTTTTTCTCCACAAGCATCAGAATCTAATTTTTCTTATAGAGGAATTGAAAAACTAGCAGAGTATGGAAAATTAATTCAGCATTGGAAGATAACTAATAGTACATACACAGATCTGTTAACTGATGATCCCACAGTCTTCATATATTCTGATCCACCATATGAGATATCATCAAACCTGTATGGTAGAAAAGGTGCTATGCATAAAAAGTTTGATCATGATCAGTTTGCTTCAGATTGTGATGATGCATGTGCAGATCATATAATATCTTATAATTCATCACAGTTAATTCGTGATCGTTTTGTAAATTGGAATGCATCTGAATTTGATCACACATATACCATGAGATCAGTGGGTAAATATATGTTAGAACAAATGGATCGTAAAGAATTAGTATTGACTAACTATACAGTATGAAAATTATAGGACTCTACGGTAAACTTGAATATTTAACTGAATCTAAGTTAGAAGAAGATGTAGCTTGTCATGATTCTGGTGCTACTTTATTTGTAGATGGTTATCATATTAGAAGTATTAATGAAGAGCGTTTGAATAGGGTAAAAGAATATGGTGGTTTTCCAGAGAAGTCTATTGATTATGTTCTAGGAGATTATTCTAAAGATGATGTAGATATAGTTTGTTATGTTCCAACATATCCTTGGAATAATATTTTCTTATACAATGAAGTTACTACTACAAGTAAAAAAATTTGGTATGAAGGTAAAGAAAAAGAAGCAAGTAATTTATTAAGAGATCTATTTCCACATGCAGAAGTATGGTATCTATCACATCATTTATGTCATGCAGCATCAACTGTTTTTACTTCTCCATTTAATAGTGGAAGTTTTTTAACATTGGATGGTTTGGGTAGTGGACTATGGGATTTTGCTACTGGTAATATTCGTAGTGGAGAAAATAATAGTATAGGATATTTCAATAAGAGAAAAAAGATTTTTAGATTCTTTCGTATGCCTGGCGATGTTGGTGAGAATTCTTTCGGAGAATTTTATTGTCAATGGTCTAAGATGATATATGAGGGTAAGTGTAAAGAGATAGGTAAAGAATATGATGATGATAGGACACCAAAAGAAGGGAAGATAATGGGTCTTGCATCATATGGAAATAAAATAGATGCACCTAAACCATATACACTTGCTAATGATTTTGCTAAAGAATTATTTGATATCGAAAAATATGACTTTGGACATAATGTAGCAAACTTCTATGACTATCGTATGGTATTCAATTCTATCCAAGGAAGTTTAGAAGATAAGGCATATTATCTGCAAAGATCATTTGAAGATGCTTTACTTGGATTAGTTAAGTCTTTACAAAATGATGGTTACCTAGAAGATAATCATTGTTTTGCAGGTGGATCTTTCCTCAATGTATGTGCTAATAGTTTATTAAAACCATTGTTTAAAAATATGCACATCCCACCATATACAAATGACTCTGGTATTCATTTTGGAGCAGCAGCATATGCTGCTTATAAAACTGGAAGTAATCCTCGTATGCCAAAAAATAATATTTCATACCTTGGAAAATCTTATGAAGATTTTGTTCCTGATGAGGAGAATATGGAATACTATGAAGACTTTGATTTGTTGTGTGAGACAGTTGCTTATGAACTTGAGAAGAATAAAATTGTAGGATGGTTCCAAGGTAGATCAGAACATGGTCCTCGTGCTCTTGGTAATCGTTCTATTCTTATGAGTCCTACTCAACCAGAAAATAAAGACATTTTAAATAAGAGAATAAAACATCGTGAGCATTGGAGACCGTATGCTGGTATAATGTTAGAAGAAAGAATAGATGATTATTTTCTTGAGGGTGAAATTACACCATACATGTTGAGTTCTCAGCATGCTATAAGTGATAGGATACCTGCTATTGTTCATGAAGATAAAACTTGTAGGATTCAAACTGTTAATAAGAAACAGAATCCTAAGATGTGTCATCTACTATCTAAATTTGAAGATCCTATTCTTTTAAATACATCATTCAATAAGAGTGGAGAACCTATCATAGAAACTCCAGAAGATGCTATTAGAGGATTTAAAAATATGGATCTTGATTTTCTTGTCATTGGGAATTACATACTATGGAATTAAAAGACTGGTTGAATTCAATTAATCTTAACAAGAAAGATATTCTTGAAGAAGATCCTGATGCAAAGTATCCTGCATATATTGTAAATCGTTGTTTATCTGGTCATCTTGATTGTGTCATGTATGCTAATGAGATGAATAGATTTCCTAATTTAGATAAGGATATGCAGTATAATTTTATGCTGAATGGAATTAGAAAGAGAAAGCGTTTTGCTCCTTGGTTAAAGCAAGAAAAGATTGAAGATCTAGAAGTTGTAAAAAAATACTATAACTATAATACTGAGAAAGCAAAACAAGCGTTGAGGATATTAACTCCCGATCAATTAGAATATATAAAAAAGAAAATGGATGTGGGTGGTATCAAGTGAAAAAGGTTTTAAGTATTGATATTGATTATTGTTTTCCTTCAGTAGATGACTGGCCGAATGATAATAATGAACTATGGGAAGAGTGGCATCCTTATACAAAGTGGACTCAATACTTCACTAAGTATACCGATTTAAACGATAGATCAAAGATAATTGATGAAGAGTGTCTGGATTATTTGTTAGAAACATATACTAGAGCACTTGCAGCATCTCCTAATGCTACAGTTTCTTTTGGATTTGATCATGATATGATACTCAAAGATCTTCCTAAAGGAAAGATTGATCTAGTTAACATAGATCATCATGATGATTTTTTAGCAGGAACTTTTATCGGTGATGATAACGATGAATTTAAAGAGTACCTTGCTTGTCATCTATTAGAATATCATTTTGCTCATACCTATGGTAAAGTTGATGAGGGTAGTTGGGGTGCATATCTACATCATCAAGGAAGACTGAATAGTATGACTTGGATTCGTAATGAAGGAATAAAAGAAGTCGATACTCGTAGTCCAGTTAATAAATTTATATGTGAGAATGTGGGTGAACCTAGTAAATGGAGAGCTTGTCATGCTCATGAGTATGATCATGGAGACTATGTTTATGATCATATCTTTGTTTGTCTATCCCCAATGTATTTTCCATTACCAGTTTGGGATACCTTTAGTGTATTCCTTGGCATCTATGAAAAACAAAGTGGAAAAGACTGTAAGATGAATGAATGGTGGGATAAAAGATATATCAATAGGATGGCTTATGGTAAGGCATATGAGCTAGTTTACGAAGGACTTCAGAATGTGAAGAAGTCCCTAAACTAAATAAAAATACTGAATTTTATCTTAGTATAATGAGCGTTGTTGTTGAACCGACCTATGATTGGTCGCCAGATAGTATGATTGAGGTGGCTTTAAGTGAGCCAGATGACTTTTTAAAAGTACGAGAAACATTGACACGCATAGGTGTTGCTTCCCGTAAAGAAAAGAAATTGTATCAGTCGTGTCATATACTACATAAACAAGGAAGATATTATATCGTCCACTTTAAAGAATTATTTGCACTTGATGGAAAAAGAGCTAACCTTACTATTAACGATGTGCAGCGTAGGAATCGTATTAGTCAGTTGCTTGCTGATTGGGGCTTGATTTCTATCAAAGAATCTGCTAAAATATCAGATATTGCACCTTTAAACCAGATAAAAGTATTGTCTTATAAAGACAAAGGTAACTGGATACTAGAAACTAAGTACAACATTGGTCGTAAAACTAAAGAAGAGGAAGCGTCATGAACTATAAAAGATGGATCGCAATAGGTTCAGCAAGTCTAATTGGATTAACTTATGTTGGTGCAGTAGGAACTATTGCTAGAAGACAACCTCAGGAGAGTAGATTTCCTAATCTTCCTGTAGGTCCTTATACATCATACAGAATCAAGAGTAATCCTGATGGTTCATATGAAATGGCATATAGAGCAAATGATCCTTTAGTTATGTCTAATGTAAAAGATATACAGAAGAGTGGTGGATTCTTAGGAACGAAGAAACAAAATATACAGACAACAGAAATGTATACAATGGATGGAGCAGTGCATCATGGAGGACCTGTTAGTAGCACAAGTGCATGGATAGATCCATCTGCACAAGGTAAGAGTACTAAAGAACAAGCAGCAGCAATTAGTGCAAAGACTATCGCATGTATTGAAGCTGCAGGTTCTGGAAAAGGAACTGGTAGAATGGTAGGTGGTGCTGTTGGTGCCTCTGCTGCCCCTGCATTGTCAAATATACCATTTATAGGTTGGGTTGCTGCTGGATTTGTTACCATGTTTGGTGCAGATAAGGGTGGTGATATAGGTGCTGACTTGTCAACATCATACGCAGGATGCGATGATATAGATATTCCACATACTAAGTGAAGCATTATATATTTGATGTAGATGGCACTCTCACTCCCAGTAGATGTCAGATTGATAGTTCATTTGAAGCATTCTTTATAAAATTTTGCTGTACATATCCTGTATATCTGGTTACTGGTAGTGACAGACAGAAGACAGTTGACCAACTTGGTCTTGATATATGTTACAGAGCAAAGAGAGTTTATAATTGCTCTGGTAGTGATGTTTATGAAAGAGATGTCAATGTCTATAGGGATGATTGGGAGTTGCCAAGGGATGTAGAAAGGTTTTTAAAAGACGAGTTAGCATATAGTTGTTTTCCTATTCGTAACGGATTACATATTGAAAGAAGACCAGGTGGAGTAAACTTTAGTATCTTAGGTAGAGGAAAAGATCCATCTGTAGGTAGAGAAGAATATGTTAAGTGGGATAAAGATAGATTAGAAAGAGAGGATATTGCAAATAGACTTAGAAATAATTTTCCAAATCTATCTGTAACACTAGGAGGACAGACTGGTCTTGACTTAGGACCTCTAGGTAGTGATAAGAGTCAGATTATTAAAGACTTTAGACTAGGAGAAGAGTTGCATTTCTTTGGTGATAGGATGGAAAAGGGAGGCAATGACTACAGTTTAGGGAAAGCAGTACAAGAAATGGGTGGTAAAGCGTACCATGTTAAAGACTGGAAAGAGACTCAAAGTGTTATAATTAGTAGTGTCGCCGAAAGGGACAACAAAAAACAACTCGCTTATTAAGGAGAACAATGATGACTAACCTCGCAAGGTATCATGCTACTAATCTTCCAGAATTAATGAAGATTATTAGAGAAAACGGTATAGGGATGGATGACTATCTCAATCGTTTCTGGGATGATACTACAACAAGTAATTACCCACCTTACAATCTTATCAATGTAAGTAATACTGAATCCAAACTAGAGATAGCACTAGCAGGATTTAAAAAAGATGAGATTAAAGTCTATACAGAATACGGTAGACTTAATGTAGAAGGAAACAAAGAAGAAAAAGAAGATAAAACTTACGCACATAGAGGACTTGCACAAAGATCCTTTAATAGATCATGGCATATTGCTGAAGACACTATTGTCAAAGATGCAACTATTGAAGATGGATTACTAACTGTCACACTTACTAAGGTAATTCCAGAACATCATCAGCGTAAGGATTGGATCTGACTAGGCATAAATTTTTGTAACTAAAAGTAGGTTTGTTAGGATATCCTAACTAAATAAAGTACATATGGAGACAACTATGCACAACATAATGCCCCAGAACCAACTGTCTGGATGGACAATGACCGATCACTCTTATTCAAGTGATTCATGGGAACAAAAACTGGATGAGTATTATGAATGCATTGTTGAATGCTCGCATGGTCAACCTATTTGCAAACGGTTATGCAATGAAATTCTAAGGTGATATATAAGGGGGTCGTCAGACCCTCTTTTTTATGGTATAATGACGAAAGGAATTTAAAACACATGTCGATAAAAGTAGCGTTGATTAACAGCGATCAGATAATCGCTGATATAAAGGAGGTAATTGATCCTGATAATGATAGCAGACAATACCTTTTCAATAATCCATTGAAGGTTATTTTACAACCAACAATGACTCTTCAAGAAGATGGAGCTCCAGTCGATCAAAATCAATCTCAAGTTTCATTAGCAACTTGGCAAGCATTAACAAATGATTCTACCTTTATAGTTAATCCTAATTCAGTTCAATGTGTATTTGAACCTATTCCTGACCTTAAGGCAATGTATTTGGAGTTGCAAAATGGCAATTAAGATAGTAGTATTTGATGACAGTTATAAATGTGTCATCGCAGATGTTCAAGAAGTAGTTGGTGCTGATATTGGCGAACCAGATTGTCAACTTTCTAACCCATATGAGTTTATTGAGTTTGATGAGGGAGATGAACCAAAAGAATATATTGATCGTTTAAAACCTTGGGAAGTTCTTAACAAATCATCAGATAATAAATGTCGTATTAGCAGTGATAAGATTCTGACTCTTGTAGATCCAGACAAATTTATTTTAGATGCATACAATGAAATTATTAATTGAATGAAGTTTTACACTAATGTGCAAATGATCGGGGATAACTTCCTCGTTCGTGGTTATGATAATGGTGAGTACATTCAGTTCAGAGAAAAATATAATCCAACTCTGTTCGTTCCCTCAAACAAAAAAACTTTTTATAAAACTTTAGAAGGTGAATATGTTGCACCTATCAAACCAGGTTCGGTAAGAGACTGTAGAGATTTTTATAAAAAGTATGAAGAAATTGATGATTTTAAAATTTATGGTAATGAGAGGTATATCTACCAGTATATCTCAGATAAGTACCCCGAAGAAGAGATCAAGTTCGACATTGAAAAGGTACGATTATTAACTGTTGATATTGAGACTCGTTCTGAGAATGGATTTCCTGATGTAGAAACTGCTGATCAGGAGATATTATTGATCTCTGTGCAAGATTATAATACTAAAGAGATCACAACATGGGGTGTTGGTTCGTTTAAGAACAGGCAAGAGAATGTTCGTTACATACAGTTCAATAATGAGCATGATCTTTTAAGTAGTTTCATTCAATGGTGGATGGATAATACTCCTGATGTTGTAACAGGATGGAATATCCAACTGTTCGATATGCCATACATTACTAAAAGGATTGATCGTCTTCTAGGTGAAAAACTTGCTAGAAGATTATCTCCTTGGGGATTGGTTAGTGAGAAGGAAGTATATATTAAAGGTCGTAGACAAGTCTATTATGATATTGGTGGTATCACACAGTTAGATTATCTTGATCTTTATAAGAAGTTTACTTACAAGGCACAAGAATCTTATCGACTAGATTATATTGCAGAGGTAGAATTAGGTCAGAAAAAACTCGACCACTCTGAGCATGATACCTTCAAAGATTTCTATACTAATGGTTGGCAGAAGTTTGTAGAATATAACATCAAGGATGTGGAACTTGTTGACCGTCTGGAAGACAAGATGAAACTTATTGAACTAGCACTTACTATGGCATATGATGCTAAAGTAAATTACAATGATGTCTTCTATCAGGTAAGGATGTGGGATACAATCATCTATAATTATCTGAAGAAAAAAGGAATAGTAATTCCACAAAAAGAACAATCAGATAAATCTGACAAATACGCAGGTGCTTATGTCAAAGAACCAATTGCAGGACGCTATGATTGGGTGGTCTCTTTTGACCTTAATAGTCTGTATCCTCATCTTATTATGCAATAT